AGAAAACAATTGGATCCATAACCGATTTTTTTTCTATATAATATATTCACATAAAAGAAATGTTTTCCAATGAAATGGTCGTATCTAAATAAATAAAATTGAATATAAACAACATTAGTAATTTCTCATTCCTAAACTCTTTCTTTACTTTGTTAAATGCGACCAATAGTTCGTACTTTTTCACGGGCGTCAAATTGTCTGATTTTAGGTGACCAGATTCTAGAATACTAAACACATCCAAACCAGTATATCCTTTTTCGTACAATTTGTTGGAAACGGTAATTAGTTCGGCGATCTTCAAATTATCCCGTTTGAAAAATTCATTCAATTCTTTTTTTAACCATTCTAGACGAGAACTTCGAGTTTCTTTCATTTTAAACGTCTCATTCAAGTTGTACTTGTGTAAATTAACAATAGAGCCATTGTGTTCGGGCTCAGAGAAGTAAATTTCGCAGAATCGAGAGAGAATCGGTTTCAAAAGCTTATATTTATCCTCCACAATAATAAAAAAACGAGTATTGTGACTGAATAACTCAATACATCTTCGTAACGCAGACTGTGCGTCCATGGTTAGTTTGTCCGCGTTTAAAAGGATGATACTTTTAAAAACATCCCCCCCGTTTGAATTAATGTGTGTCTTGGCAAAAAACTTTAGTTCTTCCCGGATAAATTTAATTCCTTTTCCGTGAGCACAGTTCACGTACATGACCAGATTTTTAATTTTATTTTTATCGTTGCCGTATATATTATTCACAAAGTGGTGAACAATCGTTCGTTTTCCACTGCCAGACGGACCGTGAAAAATAATATTAGGAATCTTGTGTGTTTCCTGAAAGTACAATAGTTTTTTTTTTATTAATTCGTGAATGTTTAATACGCTCATAGGTGAATATATTATCCTTTACGCAAACTAGTTAATATTGAAATGGTCTTTTTATATGATAATCTAACGCAATAATAAAAACCTAATACTTGTCAATATCAATCACGCTTTCTTCTTTTGGCGGCTCGCCTTTAAAAACCGAAAACTGGTGAAATTCTGGGCGAGCTAACTGTTGTTGTGGGGTGTGTTTATGCACGAAACGCGATATCATTTTATATAACTTAAAATCGGGATATCGGTCCTCCCCATTATTTTTATAGAGCAAGTTTACCCCATTATCGTCCAAACACCATTCCATGATTATTCGTTTTACGGGGTCTTCGCAGGTTCCAATGGTTTTTAACTCGGCCAAATCGGGAACCAAATAATCAAATATAGAGCACGCGAGACGACACAAATCAAAACTGAAGTTTGGTTCTAATCTTGGTTTTTTATCATTAAAGTACGGTTCCGTGTTGTACTGACTTGCCGCATCATTTCCATTCTGAAAGCTATCGCTACAAAATACCTTTCCCTGAAAGGTGTATATACTTCTTCCGAAATCAATGATTTTGAAAATTCGACCGTGCGTAGGAACCTTGTACACTACCTCGTTATATTTGTAGTAAATGAATTTTTGAGAGGTTTTAATGTACATGACGTTATTGGTATGTAAATCGTTATGTGTTAACGAATACACCTTCTGGTATGTGATTAACATCATAATTATCTGCATCAATGCGGAGAACCACTCTTCTGTACTTAGTTTATCCAAAATTAAATTGTCCAATGTATCCTCACAATGTTCCATGGCAATCACCTGTACCGGAAACTTGGGCAGGGTTGCAATAATTTCAAAATCATCGTCGTAGTCGCCCCCCGACGAATTACCACTAACGTCGTCTTCCCATACGTCCTCTTCTCCGTCTTTTTCTTCTTTTCCGTCGAGTGTATTTTCGCCCAAGTTTACATTTTCATCGCAGTTACTTAAAGTGTGTGATGTTCTTGAAGAACACGTGGAACTTGTTCGAATACTAGTGGACCTTAAATGGTTGGAAGATTCTTCCAGCTCCAGTAAATTGACGTTGGTCAAATCTACCAGGGTGGATTCTTCCTCCTCAAACAAAGATTCATCGAATGGGTCTGGGAATAGTTCAACCTCGGGGTCTAAAGCACCAATGGAAATGTCGGACGTGAAGGACGAAATCTTAATCGGTTTTTTCTTTATGGCTTCCTCGCGGTAAAGATGTTCGTAGTCCTGAATCTGAAACAAGGTGCCCTTATTTTTTACGAAAAAGTCGGAATTCGTCAAGTAGTCTAAATCATCTGCGACGTTGATTTCATAATCTTGTTTAATAGACAAGAAGGACCCATAGTAGTGGATTCCATGAATAAAATTACTGTGCTCGTTTAAACAAGAGGTCAAATACACGAAAAACCCATCCACATAGGCAGCGTTATTTACATCTAATAACTTGGAATTCACCTCGGTAGTAGGCTCCTTAAGGGTAGGTAAATCAAACAAGTGTTCACTCAACTTATACTTGCCAATTAAATACTTGTATGGATCCAACAACGGGGCCAATTTAAAGAAAATATCTTTGGTTTTCGATTTTTCGGTCGCGGTACTTTTAATCTTGCACGGAAAACATACCTTGTCTGCTTCTCTCTCGTTAATACTAGTTATATGCCAATTGTGGTTTAAATTAATATTGTTATAGTTCGTTTCGTTCAACGAAAAAAATCGATTATATATTGGAATATAATTCTGAGTCTGAGAGAGAAACAAAGTATTGGATTGTTCTAAACTTTTAAACAACTCGGTGTTTTTACGTTTCTGGTAATTTAGGTTCATTTTTTATATTAGCTATTCAACATATAAATTCTATATTATTTAAACTTAAAATACTTAATTTTTTAATATTTGGTCAATGTATATAAGTACAAATATATGACGGAACAACAATTTGAAGAGGATAAAAATAAATATAAAGGTAAAAAACTCACAGATTTAATTTCTTTTCGCATGCCAGTACACAGATGGGAGCAACTAGTGGACCATAAGACTTACATTATAGTTCCAAAAGATAAGAAACTTTTGGCTGAAAACGCAAAAATCGTTCAACTTGAGAGTTTCCAACGGAGTCATCCACCAGGTCAACGTAACGCATATAATACTGGTCCACCAAGTGCGTGGGCCTTTCAATTTCGACGTATTAAAAATAGAGAACGTCTTGACTTCCATACATTCGAGGAATTACAAAAGTCGGAAAATATTTTCTTTTTTACTCCAAACTTGTTTTTAAGAGAGGACCATACGGGTACTAACCTGAAGAAAAATCAATTGTATTATATTACTCAAAATTCCTCTAACCATAATATTGATTCTTCACCTGCAAACGAAGGTTTTTATTTTCTTGAAGCTGTTAATACAACCAAAGACAACCACAATGAAAACCAGACAGTTGCCGGGTTTAACAATTTAAGAGAGGAAGATGATAAAACAGATGCTTACGGTGAGGATGATCTCACTGTAAGCGGTTTTCTTGACTGGAATCGTACTTCAGTTTATGAGGTCATTCGGTCCATACACGACAACCCAGAGCCATTGTCATCGTCGTCGTCATCATCAGAACCATCGTCGTCGTCATCATCAGCATCATCGTCAGCATCATCGTCAGCATCATCGTCAGCATCATCGTCAGCATCATCGTCAGCATCATCGTCAACGCCATCATCTGGTGTTGCGGACGAACCAGTGTGGCATCCACCGCAACAGCAGCAACAGCAGCAACCGCCGCAACAGCAGCAACAGCAGCAACCGCCGCAACAGCAGCAACTCCTGACACCATTAACTTCACATCAGCGTCAGGCAAGAATAAATGACCGTAGGAGAAGATTAGGTATTGTTGTAATAGACGAGGGAGGCAAGAGAACAAGAAAACCAATTCAAAAAAGAAGAAAAACCCGCCGTCGCAAAACAAAAACTCGCCGTCGCAAAACAAAAACTCGCACTTAAAAACTTAATATTAGACAAAACAATCGATGCGTATTAATTTTTATCAAACTTATATATACTTATTACATATAATCTAGAAATATATTTTCATGACGCTAGAATTAAAGAAGTTTGACATGAAAACCATCAATTTCAAATCGAGCGAAAACAAAGGACCCGTAGTGGTGCTCATCGGCAAGAGAGACACGGGCAAGTCCTTTCTCGTTCGCGATCTCCTCTACTACCAGCAAGATATTCCCATCGGAACCGTCATCTCCGGCACAGAAGAAGGAAACGGCTTCTACAACAAAATGGTCCCGAAAATATTTATTCACAACGAGTACAATACCGCCATCATCGAAAACATTCTCAAACGACAACGCACCGTGTTAAAACAAGTGAAATCGGAAATGGAAGCATACAAACGAACCACCATTGACGCCCGAGCATTTGTCATTTTAGATGATTGTCTCTACGACGCTACATGGACACGAGATAAAATGATGCGTCTCCTTTTCATGAATGGTAGACACTGGAAGCTAATTTTAGTGATTACAATGCAATACCCGCTAGGAATCCCTCCCACTTTACGAACAAATATAGATTTTGTGTTCATATTACGTGAGAATTATATTGCGAATCGTCGAAGAATTTATGAGAACTATGCCGGCATGTTTCCTACTTTTGAGTCTTTTTGTCAAGTCATGGACCAATGCACGGAGAATTACGAGTGTTTGGTGATAAATAACAACTCCAAATCGAATAAATTACAAGACCAGGTGTTTTGGTATAAGGCGGACAACCATAACGATTTCAAGTTAGGCTCGAAAGAATTCTGGGAGCTGTCAAAAGGGTTCAATTCGGACGACGAAGACGAAAAATATGACCCCAATTCAGTGAAAAAACGCGGAAGTGGACAAAAAATTAGCGTAAAGAAAACAAAATGGTAATTTTATATTTTGTTAGCATATACCGTTATATATTTTACGTATCAAATGGAGTGTGTGATACACATTCCATTTGATTTATGTTTGGTTTTTGCTTACGCGGTCGCGTAAGCAAACTTTTGCCTTTTACGTTTCAAATGGTGTATGTTAAACATACACCCCCTCCAAATTATGTTTGGGTTTTGCTTATGCGACCACATAAGCAAACTTTTATGTTTAGTAAGTCCTGTAGAGACTATCTACATGACTTTTTTGCCTTTAATTTTAATTAAAGATTTGTAAATAGAATTAAAACAAAACAAATTAATTAATAAATTAATTGAAATACAAATTTAATAAAAAAATAAATCATTATTTAACAAAAACACAAAAAATCATTATTTAACAAAACCAGAAGATTTGATTATTAATAATCAAAAATCGACATAAAGACATTTTTAATAAATACTTTATAAAATGAGCATTGATATTGTAAACTTAATTGAAAGCAACCCAATTACCCAAATGACGGCGGACTACCAGTCCAAATTGATTGAAACCGTCAAACAAAGATTTAGTAGTTACGAGCAACAAATGTTTGTTGCCAGTTTTTATTGTTATTTAAACTGCCAGGACAACTACGTTATTAATTTAGATGACATTTGGAAATGGTTAGGATTTTCTACCAAGCAGCACGCCAAAACTTTGTTAGAAAGACAATTTGTGGTTGATTCGGATTATTTGCTTAACAAGCAAACCGCCACAGTTCAAGGAGGACATAATAAAGAAACCTTTATGCTAAATGTCAACACTTTTAAAAAGTTTTGTTTAAAAGCCGGTACTAAGAAGGCAGATGAAATTCACGATTACTACATCA